GCGGCACGATGTCCAACGATGCAGCGATTGAGTTTGCCGCCGCAACCGGAGCGGGCTTTGGCACGGTAAGTCACTGGGGTCTGTTCGATGCAGCCAGCAGCGGCAATCTTCTGGTGCATGGTTCGTTTACTGCCAGCAAGGCGATTGCATCGGGCGACGTGCTGAAAATAGCTGTGGGTGATCTAGACATCACCGCTGCCTGATCATGGCTATTGCAAAGCCGAATCTGGATGAAATAACCACGCCGCTCGACAGTATCGTCGGCAGTCTGGATGATGATAACGTACTGATAAGGCTCGACTTTACTCGCCAGTTTACGATGGACGAGTTGGACGACCTTGCGTCAAACCTCGACGCGCTGGATGTCTACGGCAACCTCGACAGCATCCCTGCGTTTGATGTCACCTCGGCGTCTGCTACGGCAGCGGTCACGGTCACAGGCACAGCGATCATTCAAGTGCCGGTGCTGGCATCAGCGGCTGCGAATATTGCGGTTTCGGCAACAAACGCTTGCAGCCGGATTCGCGGCGTCAGCGCTTCTGTAACAGGCGCCGTCAGTTTCAACGCTATCGCTGCGTTCATAGCACGGATGAGCGCAGCGGCCAGCGTGGCTGTTACCGCAGCCGCATCTGCTGGTCGCGTGCGCAGCGCGTCTGCATCGGCCTCTGTAGCTGTTACAGGCACGTCTAGCTTTGTGACGGTCCTGTCGGTATCAGCCGCGGCAGACGCCACAGTGACGGCCACAGCGGCGCCGGTTGGCGTCTTTGTGAACACGGCAACAGCGGCGGCGGTTGTTACCGCTACTGCCATCGGCAAGATACCCGGCGAGGATTGGATCGCCGTCAGCCCTGAAGGCGAAACGTGGACAAATCAAACACCGGGCTCTGAGGTTTGGACTATCCAGACCCCCGGTAACGACGGAGTGTGGCTGCGGCAATGATCAGATTTGGCGAGTGGCTGCCTGACCAGCCTGACCTTGATAATGCTGGCGTGACCGTTGCGACCAACGTCGTGCCTGCGGCTAACGGATATCGTAGCTTTCCGAGCTTTGTGTCCTTCTCAAACGCCGCAGATAACCGCGTGCGCGGGCTGGCAGCGGTCAAGGACACTGGGGCAAATGTGTTCCTGTTTGCTGGCGACAGCGGCAAGCTCTACCGCTTCAATCAAGGCACAAGCAATCTTGATGATGTCAGCAAAAGTGGATCGCCAGCCTACGATCTGACCGGCGACGAGCGCTGGCGGTTTGTTCAGTTTGGCACAAAGGTCATCGCCTCTGGCGGCACAGGTGAGGAGCTTCAGGTATTCGATGTCGGGACGGATTCAGCGTTTTCTAACCTTGGCGGGTCGCCGCCGAAATCAGACTTCCTCGCCGTCGTCAGAGACCAAGTCTGGACAGCAAATATCGATGAAGGGTCGGGCCGGGTTCCAAATAAAGTCAGATGGTCTGCCATTAACAACGAGGCGTCTTGGACTATCGGCACGGATCAGGCAGACAGCCAGATCATACCGGACGCAGGTGCAATCACTGGTCTTGTTGGCGGGGAGCGCGCTGTCATCCTCATGGAGAGGGCGATTGCGGTGGCCTACTATGTCGGCAGCCCGCTCATCTACGAGATCAACCGTGTCGAAACGCAGCGCGGATGCCCATTTCCAAATTCAGTCGCCTCAGTGGGCGGCGATGTTTACTATCTGGCGCGGGATGGATTCTTCCGGTTCAGCGGGACGCAATCGCTACCCATTGGAGCGGAGAAGGTAAACGAGTTTTTCTTCAAGGACTTCAACGAGGCTCAAATAGAGCGGATGTCCTGTGCGGTAGACCCAGAGAACCAAATCGTCGGGTGGAGCTATGTTAGCAACAACGCTACCGACACGACGCCCGACAAGATCCTGATCTATAACTATGCGATCAACCGCTGGTCGATCATTGAACAGCAGTGTGAGCTTTTGGCTCCGCTCTTCACGCCCGCTTACACGCTTGAGGCGCTGGACAACCTCGCCGCGACACTGGACGCCCTGCCAGCCCCGCTGGACTCGGCGCTCTACAAAGGCGGGCAGTTTTTCTTTGGCGGGTCTAAGGACAAAAAGATTCATGGCTTCACCGGCTCAAAGCTAACCGGCACGATTGAGACCAGCGAGTTTGGTCTGACGCAAGCCAAGCATACGCTCGTCACACGCTCGGTGCCTTATTTCAAGGACGGTTCTGTCACGATGCAGATCGGGGCGCGAGACCGGCAGGATGATGATGTCAGCTTTGATAGCGGCTCTGCGCTGACGGATGAGGGCTTTTGCCAGCACCGCGTGCAGGGGCGTTTCCACCGGGCCCGCATGACGATCACAGGTGACTGGAACTTTGCGCAGGGCATTGATGTAGAGGGCAAAGCTCTTGGCCGACGCTAACTTCAAGCGGCTGCCGACAGAGGCGACCAACGCCCGCGAAGTCAGTCAGGTAGTGAACAACATATTAGATGGGAAGCTGAACAGCACCGGCACGTTTACCTGTGCAGCAAGCGCCACATCAACAACCGTTACAGATTTTAGGGCGGGCCCGACGAGCGTGATCCTGCTGATGCCTACGACGGCCAACGCGGCTGCGGAGCAAGGCAACGGCACGATCTTTGTCAGCGCGCGCAACAAGCAGTCATTTGTGGTGACCCATGCAAACAACTCTCAAGTCGACCGCACATTTGGATACATTGTTATCGCTTAGACCCGAGTGGGTGCGCTGTTCGCAATGGATACAGGACGCGCTGGAATATGCGCACGGATCGCACACGCTTGAGGATGTCTACGATGCAGTCGTCCGAGGCGATGCACAGTTTTGGCCCGCAGAGGACGCAGGGCTGGTCACAGAAATAGTTGAGTACCCACAGCGCCGCACCCTGCGGTTCTGGCTGGCTGGCGGCAATCTGAAAACGCTGGAGCGGCTTGAGGCAGAGGTCATTGAGTGGTCGAAGCCGTGGGGCTGCAAAGCCTGCGAGATCGTAGGCAGACGCGGGTGGGTCAAAGCATTGGAAGGATATCAGGACGTGGCAACAGTTGGAGTAAAGACCTATGGGTAAGGGTGGCGGCGGCGGTACGCAAACAGTAAACACTCAAACGCTGCCCCCGGCGTATGCGCAGCCGTTTCTAGAGTTTGGGCTGGCAGAGGCCAAAGAGCAGTTTATGTCTCCTCGCCCGCAGTTTTTTCCGCAAAGCACGGTTGTAGGTTTTAGCCCGGAATCAGAGTTGGCTCTTGGTGGTATCAGGGACAGGGCTCTTGATCCAAACAGCCTGACAGCCGCTACGCAAGGCGTCGTGCGCCAGAATCTCATGGGCACAAACCCGCTGGCGATGGCGGCCTTTCAGCCGGTGGTCGACAGAGTGCAGAGCCAGTTTGCTAGGGCGGGACGCTATGGCTCCGGCGCTAATCAACAGGCACTAGCCGCAGCATTGGCACCGGCAGCTTTGCAGGCACAACAAGCAGCCATCGCGCAAGCGCCGCAGCTACAAAACCAAGACCTGCGGCAGTTGGCACAGGTGGGCGCGGCACGCGAGGCACAGGCGCAGAGTGAGCTTCAAGGGAATCTCGACAGATTCAACTTTGAGCAAAATATAGAGCGGCAAAAACTGCGTGACTTCCTTGCTTTAGTCGGCGGCGGCACGGTTGGATCGCAAAACATCCAGCCGGTGTTTCGCAACCCTCTTGCCTCTGGCTTGGGCGGGGCGCTTGGCGGCGCACAGCTAGGCTCATCTCTAGGCTTTAATCCACTATACGGCGCAGCGGCTGGCGGCCTGCTGGGCTTGATGTAGGAGGCGCAGATGGCTTTTGGTGGCGGTAGGCCGATGAGCGGAGTGCTTGGCGGCGACTTCAACGACCCACGCACGCAGGGCATCTTGGGGCTGGCTGGCGGCTTGCTGGCAGGCGGCGGTCCTTCTGTCGGGCGCCCGATTTCTATAGGGCAAGCGCTCGGCATGGGATTAAACCAAGGACAGATGGCGTTCAATGCGGCCCAGCAACGTGCAGATCGTCTCGCGCAAATCTCACGGCAGGAAGAGCGGCAGAAACGCCTTGATGAGCAGGCAGCACTGAAAAACCGGTTTCAGGTGGTTGGCGGCAACCTGTTCGACATGACAGGTGACTCCCCTCGCCTTGTGGAGCTACCGGGCAGGCTTTCCGAGCAGGTCTCAAGCGATGGGCGATTGATTTATTCGACCGATGCGACGGGCAAGACCACGGTGCGCAAAAGCAATCTTTTCGATGAATTGACTGAGCAAAAGAACACAAACAAAAAACCGACCGTCCTTAGTTCCAAAGCGCAAGGCGCAGAGGATGATGACTTTTATGCCATCGACACCTCGCAAGGAATCCTCAAAGACATCGACAGGTTTGCGGGCCTTATTGATGACGATAAGCTGAGTTTCGGGTTTGGTGAGGGCATCATGGATAGCGTGCTGCAAACGGTAGGAGCAGCAGGCGAAGAGGAAATCAACTCTGCACAGTTCAACACCTTCCTTGAGAAACTGCGAAACGACACGCTGCGGCTGAACAAGGGTGTTCAGACAGAGGGTGACGCGCAACGCGCTTTGAACGAAATCATCGCAAACAAGAACGACACAAAGGTGGTGCGGGCCCAGCTTGCACGTCTGCGTGACATCAACGAGCGGGCCATTGAAATCCGCAAGCGCAACATCAATCGTCGCCGCAAAACACAGAACGTCGACAGTTTTGACTTCTCAGATTATGCGGCCCCCACAACTGAGTCAGATGTAGGATTTACGATCAAATGAGTGT